AGATATCAAGCCCGTGGTGGTTATGGCCGAGGAGCCGTTGTCAATAGTCCCGAAGCCCGACGTTATTGAGCCGCCATCCAAAGCCCCCACGGAGGTGATAGCTGTCTGGGCGGCTGTGGTAAGCGTTCCTGCTATGTTCGTGGCAGTCAGCGTGTTAGTGCTGGCGTTGTAGGCTAGCGCCGCCTCGCTAGCAAGGACGCCATTGGTGCCGGTGTAGACCACCTGTCCAGCAGTCAGCCCGTCAGCCAGGAATCCCGACGCTCTTACCGTGTAGCTCCCAACGTCCACGTTGTTGGCGATGGTCAAGCTGGTTATGGCGTCCACTGTGCCGCCATCTATGTCGGGCGTGTTGATGTCCCCCGTCGTAATGACTGGAGAGGCCAAGGTCTTGTTGCTGAGGGAGTCCGTGGTCGCTTTGCCGACGAAGGTGTCCGTGGCATCTGGCAGCGTCCACGTTCTGTCGGCGGTGGGGTCGGTTATCGCCAGCGTTGTCTCGTATCCATTAGCCGTACCGCCCTCAAACACCAATGGACTTGCCCCAGCGATGACTCCAGTCACCGTGACCGTATCCGAGGTGGCGTTGCCAAGAGTTACATTGCCCTGAACGTCCAATACCCCTGTCGCTGTTAGATTGGCAAACGTCACATTGGCAGTAGTGGCGAGGTCTTGGTCGATGGTCGCCGTCTCGCTGATTGTGAACGTTTTGCCACTCCCTCCGAAGGCGAGAGTGTTGGAGTTGGCGCTGGGGTCTATGCTCAGAACTCCGGCAGTGCTGGGAGCCTTGAGTTCCCATCCTGCACGGTCTGCGGCGGTCTTGATGTAGCCCGTCACCGCGTCATCCTCTTCGACCTCTATCCCGACAGCGGTGCCGCTAGCCGCTGCGCCTCCATCGTTCAGAGTTATCAGCTTGTCAGCTATCAGGGTGTTGGTCGTGCTAACTGTCGTAGTCCCGCCAGTGACCGTGAGGGAGCCAGGGATGGTGACCGTGGTGTCAGACGCTCCAATCGTCAGCGTGTTGGCCCCGATGGTGTCGAGGATGGTCTTGTCCCCGCTCGTCATATCGAGGTCGGTGAGCGCTGTGAGAGCGCCACCGTTGAGGACAGGAGACGTCAGGGTCTTGTTTGTAAGCGTCTCAGAGCCTGTCAGAGAGACGAGGCCAGCTTCGGCATACGTTCTATCCACCCATGCGCTCCCGCTGTACTGTAGGACGTCGTTGGAAGCTGGGCCGGATATCGTCGTGTCGTTCAATTCCGAGAGGGTATCCTCGGTTGCCACCTGGGCATCAACATACGCCTTGATACTCTGCTGGGTAGCTAGCTGGGTGGCCGAGTTCCCCGACATGTCATCCTGGTCGAGGACGGCAGAGCCTGATACTCCAGTGTTGAGGACTGGACTGGTCAAGGTCTTGTTCGTGAGTGTCGCAGCGAAGGCGTTGAAGACGAAGGTGTCGTCGCCCGTCAGGAGAGGCAGCGTGACCGTGCGGTCTGCGCTGGAGTCCTCGATTTGAGGAGTGGTCAGGGCAGCAACGTCAACCCATTTGCCCGCGCTGGAGGAGTATTGGAGCCGGTCAAGATTAGCAGCGGACGCGACGGTTACATCAGAAAGAGTCGTGAGGCTCGTCGGGGCCGCTACATACTGGAGATTCGCGCCTCGGAAGGTCGCATTGCGGGCCATGCGCTATACCTTCTGGGCGAAGAAGTCAGCTTTGTCCCCGTTGCTGGTCGTATCGAGCCATATGTCGTAGAGGTCGAGGAAGTTCTTGTCGGTCTCTAGGGTTATGCTCTCGCCACTGTCCAGCCCCGAACCAACACCAGCCCCAGCGTTGAAGTCACTGGAGCCACCGACAATTATCTGTCCGCTGTTGGCTTTCTGAGCGTAGATGACAACCCGACGCGCCCTGATAGAAGTCGAATGAAGTCTTACTGGGGTTCCTGCCGCCGCAACCGTCGCGAACCCCATTGCATGGGTCGGTAAATGAGTCGTTGCCATCGTCTATCCTCCCAGCTACCGCCGCCCTAACTGTTGTCTGCTACGAAGTCCACCTTGTCGGAGTTAGTGGCCGCGTCGGCGTACCATTTCTCCAGTCGTTCGTATCCGTCGAAGAGTACAGTGAAGGCGTCCCCAGGTGAGATTGCCACCCCGTTGGAGGAACTCACCGCGCTATACCCCACGTAGACGATGCCGGTGTTATCCGCTCGCGCCCTCCACATAATGCCCCGCACTGTGCCAGACGTGCCACTCTGCACTGCTGTCCCTGCCGAGGTCACGGTGATGGTGCCTATGAGCGCCATTATTTCACTGCCCTATTCTCAGCCGCGTCCTCGTCGACTTGGCGGTTCTTGGCCTTCCGCGCCATGCGAAACCTGTCCGGCAGAGATTCTGTCATTGCCTTGGCTTGCGACGCCGAGACCTCTACAGCCTCACCAGCCTTGAACACCTGCCCTTTATAGCCCAGGTCGTCAGTCGTGATGTTGCGAACCTTCGTCATGAAGCCCCCCCTAGGGCGGGACGCCTACAGAGACGCCCCGCCCTGACTACCGCTAGCCGTCAGCCCTAGCTGACGCCGGTTATGTCGTACTGGAGAGCCGTGTGGGACTGCGCCGATAGAGTCGCCCTCTGCGTCAGCGCGTGACGGAAGCTGATGGTCACGATGTTGCTACGCTTCTGGGTGTCCCTGAAAACGTCCACCGCCATGTCGCGCCGGAACCCCTGGAACCACTGACCCTTGTTCACGATGAGGAGGGAGCCGGTGTCCGCGCTGTTGCCAGCAGAGGTTATCTTGCCGTCGGTGTCTGCCAGCCGCATCTGCTCGCTCGCGATGACGGGAATCCCGCTCACTGCCCCAAGCATCCCAGTCAGGATGGTCGCGTTCGCCCCTAATTTGTCCATACTGCGAAAATTGCTGATTCCTTGGCTGCGGATGAAGGTATTGACGTCCATAATCCAGACTAGCTCTGACGGCCTGGTGCCGTACTTGTCGAGCTTGCTACGAATCTCGTTGAACATGTCGTCCGAGACCGCCGCGTTGTGGTTGTTCGCCTGGCTCGTATTGTCAATCAGGCAAGCGTGTCGCAACCCGTCGTAGCCTATGAGCCACTGCGCCTTGTTCGCCGTGCTGGCTGAGATGGTCGCACCGTCAGCGTTGATGCTGTTGGCGGCTGTCGTGTCCGCATTAAGGATTACATCGTCCAGAACCTCGGCTGCGTTCCGTACCAGCCCCGACCTAATCTCTGGGAGGAGAGCGATGATGCTGTCCTCTTCGATGCTGAACGAGAAGCTGACCTGACTGACCAGTTCATAGGCCGTCAGGGTCTTCTTTGCCGTGGCCGGGGTGGACTCTGTCGCCGTGGTGTTCTCCGTCCCTGGGAACCAGCTAACGTCGCCAAGCTGCGTCGGGATGTCGAACGGGTTGCTCGGCATCGCTATCGTCGGGATGAGCGGTGCGACCTGGGTCTGCAGGTTTACGTCCATCCAGAGGGCGCTAGCCTCAAGGGTCGGCACTAGCTCGTCACCAGTAGCCGAACCCGTCGCAGTCAGTGCGCGGCTCTGGGAGTCGATGGCGCGGGAATACTCCCGAAGCATCGGCTTCGCGTTCGGGTGACCTTTGAACTTCTCCTCGATGGCCGGGGAGATCTTGCCAGATGCACCATCTACAAGTTGCCCGGTGGCGTCTGAAATCTTCTCGCCCCACTGACGGTTGCCCTCGGCAATGCCCCTCATAAGAGCAAGGTCTACAGCATCCATCCCGGCATAAGGGCCGTCCTGTACCCGAAGCTCGTCGGCCCCTGCGCTGGCTCGGACTTGCGCCCGCTTCGCCTCGCGCTGGGTCTCCTGAACCTCAGAGATGCCCTGTTTGAGCTTGTCGATTTCCTCCGCTTGGAGGTCGACCTGCTCGGTGACAGGGTCGAACCTGTCGCTAACGAACTGGTTAATCTCACCCAGTTCTCTACCAATCTTCTCCAGTTCATTCGACATGCTATGCACCTCTCAGCTTTTGGTTAATGCCCTGCACGATTGATAACAGCCGCTCTTCGTCGGCTGATGCTTCCTCTGGCTCTTCCTCGGCTGCCGCGTCTAATGCCTGCCGGATGCCACAATTAGGATTGCCCGCTTCCCAGCACGACCCTGGCGTCTCCTCTGTTGGGGCTTCTTCTTCGCCTTCTTCTTCCTGCCGTTGCCTTATTTTTTCGTCAATATTATTATCGACGAGGTACTTGTGGAAGGCATCACGAGCATCGAACCCCGACCATACATCCTCATCATCGACCCTCTCAGTAAGTAGCCCTTCCATCATTCTGGAGTGAGCCTGCCTCACAGCGTCGGGGTCTGACGGCACCGATACGATAGACCACTCCAGCAAGTCGGAGCGGACGTCCCGCTGGTGGCCGTCCTTGCTCTCCTCAGACTCCAGGGGGAGCCAAGAGACCGATGCAGCCTGGAGGAAGCCCTTGTCCCAGGCGTTACGAACTCGGTCAGCGAATGGGTCTTCAGCGAGGAACTCGAAGTCCACCTCAATCTTGCCGTCCGTGTTGGTCATGCGGTTAGTCCTGCCAATGGGCAGGCCCGCGCTCTCCGTCTTGCCACTCATGTCGTGGCTCCAGAGGACGACTGGGTTCCGCATGTAGTTCTCTAATTGCAATCCTTCAACGTCTAGGTCTGGCCCCTGCCGCGCCCTCTCGTTCACGAATATGGTCGCCCGGTAGGCTCCCTGCGTCGGCGACTCTTGTCGCTCCAGAACTGCCTCTCGGCGGTGTCTCTGTTCTGTCATAGGCTCCCCTCTACTGCATGGCTCACAATCTATGGCCCGTTTG